GCAGCGTTTGAGCGCACACCAAAGCCTCATCGACTTCACGCTCCAGCGCCTTGCGGATGTCGCGCCGCCAGCGCTCCTGAGTTTTGATCGGGTGCGGCTCGTTCGACCAATTGTCCATCTCGTACCACCCGGCAGGCAGCACATTGGTCGAGCGTTTGCCATCTACGCCCGGCAGCTTCGGCAGTGCCCAAGTGACGACCGCGCAATGCAGGAATCGCTCGGGAGCCGGTGAGCGCATCACCTTGGTCAGTTCGGCAATGGCGGCATGTTTGCGTTCAGTGTGCGTCGAGAACTTCGCTACCAGCACGCGCCAGTGAGCTGCCGACAGAGATTTGTGCAGACGACCGAACACCCAGCAGTCGGTCAGGAACGCAGCCTCCTTGCCGACGATCTCCCCCTTCTGCTTGGCACACTGCACCTTTGGCTCGAAGTCACAGCCGCCGGCGGAATTGATGGTCTCGGCGGCGAGCGCCCGAACAACTGCGGATACCACGTTGCGATAGGTCATGCTGCTCTCCCCTTCAGCTCTCTTGTTTTTGCCCGATAGTCGGCGGTCATCGCCTTCAGCTCTTCGACGGTGTACTTCTTCGGCTCATGCGGACCTTCCAGCCAGTCGACTGCTTCGGCGCCGATCCGCTTCACCAGCGCGATGCGGTAATTGACGATGTTCCCGGACAGCTGGGTGTTGCATGGCGAACACTGGCGATGGCAATTCAGCGGCTCGAAGCGCAGTGCAGGGTTGCTGCCGACGGTGCGGTAGTGCCCGGCGTCGTACTTGCCTTGGTGGTGCCGTCCGCAACTGATGCACGGCAATGCAGCGTCACGCTCACGCACCCACGCATTGAACGCAGTCTGCGTGTCCTTGAGATGCTCGGCCCGGCTCTTCAGCTTCTCCTTGCGGACCTTGATCTCTTTGCGCTCGATCTGAGCCAGCGACTTGCGAGCCTTCTCCCGGTTTTTCGGCGCATCGATGATTGCGCATGCCGGGCTGCAGACTGCCTGACCCAGCCGCGCCGGGACGAATGAGGCCCCGCACTCTGCGACTCGGCATTTTTTCAGGCGGGGTTGTTTGGCGGCGAGACTCATGCAGCCTCCCCGAACATTTCCAGTTGACCGTGCGGAGGATCGAGGTAGGTCATCGCACGGCGATTCGCCATGCTCTTGCGGAAGGCTGCGCGCTCCAGACGGCGATCAGCAGAGCCTGCGCCGTTGCACCGGTAGAAGGCCAGGTTTGAGCGAGCTCGGCCAGACCAGAATTGGCGATTCGCTTTCGGACACAGACTGATTTCTTCGAGAGTCGTCATGCAGCCTCCTTGCTCAGCAAATCGGTGAAGACCACGCCTTGGCTGGTGAAGAACGCGGCGATGCGGTCGGTGTAGGCCACGCCCTGGGCGCGGTTGAACAGGCTGGTAACGGGGAATCCGTCAGGACCGAACAGCTTGCACTCGCCCATCATGGCCAGCTTCTCCTCGTAGGGCAGATGGCGCATGACTCGGTACCACGCTGCTTGGAACCCCGAGTCCTCGTTCAGCAGGATCTGCACGCCGAAGTGCAGTTTGCAGTACCGGCGAGCGTCGGCCGCGTCGCCGATCTGGGTCATTTCGGCGATGCGCTTGTACATCCCAAACCACAACGAGTTCTGATCGAGCGTGCGGTCCTTGCCCGGGCGCATAGAGACCACGACGAACTTCTTGTCGCGGTACATGGTGGTCAGGCAGCTGATGGCCTCGGAGAGCTTGGCCGGGCTGTTGACGCTGATTTTGTCGCTCATGCCGTCACCGCCATTGTGATCAGGACGCAGAACACGCCAATGGCGAAACCGGCAAAGGTGCAGGCCAGTGTGTTTGCGGATTTAGGAATCATCAGAAACCCTCCTTGCCGCGCTGAGATTCCCACTCGAACGGAATGACGATTACCCCGCCCTCCCGCAGACGATCCGCACACCGCTCGCCGATGGCGGCCGGCAGTGCCTTGGCGTCCAAGTTCGAAACGATCACCGTCGGGCGCTGTTCCTCGTACCGACCGTTGATGATTGCGAATAGCGTTGTCAGCTCGAAGTCGCTGGGCTTTTCCTTGCTAACGCCGATCTCGTCGAGGATGAGCAGCGACGGACTGACGAGGCTCGACAGGATCTGGCTTTCGCTCTGCTCGCTGGTCCGGTCGTACGTGGCGCGGATCGCTTGCAGCACGGCGCCGACAGTGCGGTACACGGCGGTGGCGCTCGATCTGGCCATGATCTCGTTTGCGATGGCCACGGACAGGTGAGTCTTGCCAGTGCCAGGCTTGCCCAGCAGTAACAGGCAACGGCCCGACTCGGCGATCAGCGAGAACTCAGCAGCGTACCGGCGGCAGGTGTTCAGCGCCTTGTGCTGCTCGGCGGTGGTGGCCATGTAGCCTTCGAAGGTTTTGCCAGCGAAGCGCTTCGGGATCAGCGCCGAGCCAAGCTTGCGCTCCATGGCCATGCGGAGCATCAGCGCCTTACTTTGGCGCTCAGACTCTTCCGTCGCTTCCTGGGCAATGCGGGAGCACTCGGGGCAGCCGGTCTTCAGCTCGCGGCCGATGACCGAGAAAATCTTCTGCTCGAATTCACCGTGGGTTTCGCAATCGGCGGGCTGGATGCGAGTTCCTGGCGGAAGCTCGGGGGTCGGTTGTACTGGTTCAGAACGCATAGCTACCGTCCTCCCGCTGGATCAGTCCGTCGGTGTAGTTGCGGTCATCGAAGCCGGTGTGACGGGACTGAGCGACCGGTGCCGGGGCCGACTCGGCCATGCGCTTGATCACCCAGGACGCCTTGAATCCCTGCCACCCAGAAGTCAGCGCCTCGGTGATCGCGTCGGCGGCGGTGATCCCGGCTTCGACGCACTTGGCCAGTTCAGCGTTGACGGTTGACCAGACGGTTGCGGTGACGGCGGCGCGCTTGGCCTTGCGCTGGGTTAGCCAGTCGGCCAGCAGTTGTTCAGGGACGTTGTGCGGGTTGTCGGCCAGCAGCTGGGTCATGCCGAACGGAGCCTTGCGATCAGGCTTCGGTTGTTCCGGTTGCTCTTGGGGCGGATTAATCTCTTCCGAAGGAAGAGTTAATAGGGGTTCTTTCTTTGTATAAAGAAGGCAAGTTGCCGTTTTGGTCTCACTCGCATCAGGTCTCAGTGAGACGATTTGGGCTGAGTGAGACGATTTGGTCTCAGTGAGATTTACAGGTTTTTCCTCATAGAAGGACCACTCGCGAATAGGGGAAATCCCGATATCACCTCGGCTCCCCCCTACACGAAAAATGATTCGACGCTCAAGGAGATGACTGATCGCTTTCGACGTGACGTCTCGGCGCATGTTGGTCTGCTTGCCGATATCGTCGGCGGTCAGGCGCTTGGTTTCGAGTTGATAGCCGATGGTCTGCCGTGCAATGGCCATGAGAACGCGCAGTTCGCGCGCTGGCAGGTCAACCGTAGCCAAAGCCTCCATCAGGCTGTTGTCCATACGGGTGAATCCCCTGCTGCTGTTCAGCTGGATAATGTTGTCGGGAGGCATTACATGGCTCCCTGAGAACGAATTTTGAGGCGCGACACGTTTTGCGAGTAATGAAAATGTGTCGCGGCATTAGTTGGGGTATTTACAGAAGCGCTAGAACTCTGCATGATTCGCCTCACAGATGCTTTACGTTGTACGCAGTTGAAGAAACCACCGGGCCTGGTGGTTTTTTTTCGCCTGCTGTTTGTTGGAATTCAGTTTTCATCAGGCAGCCTTCAGCGATTCGCGCAGCACGTGCAGCGCGTCGATGGCTTCCTGGATGGCTTTGTCGCCCTGGGCTTTTTCGTGCTGACTGATGTGGTTGTCGGCGGTGGCGTCGAAGATCAAACGACCCACGTCGCCGCATTCGGCGGTCAAATGGCACAGCGCAACCATCAGCGGTTTCGCTGCCGGGCGCTCACGCTCCACCAGGTCAAACCCGAAGCGATCCGCCCAGGCCGCCAGCGGGCGGAAGTCACGAGTGAACGCCATGATCCGATCAAGCTCGGCAACGTTCATGTTGTGGCTGTCATAGTCGGGGTTGGCTTTCTGGGCCAACAGGGTGCGAGACGTGAAGCTCGCGCCTTCCGCGATCTTCTTGGTGCCGTGCTCGTCGACTACGTCGTAGATGGCTCTCATCAGTGATTGCATGTAACACCCCGAAAATCGTTACGTGGCGTCGAGCCACTACTTTGGAGAAACTCTGTTCATCAACTGATCAGGGACGAATCCATGACCTTCTGTTCTTCTTGGCCCCTTATTAGGTGCCAACTCCGCTTGGCCCAATCGCTACTGCGCTGGCCCCTAATAAGGGGCCAGACCGTTACCTCACGGGGAAAATTGAAACCACGTTTCCTGTCTGCGCCTCTTGTGCGCAGTGATCAGCGAGGCGTCTTCGCAAGGTTGTTTTATCCGCTGCGAGGCGAGCAGCACTGCGCCGCTCGACCGCCCGCTCTGTCATTTGCAAAATCCGGTCAGCGAGTTGATCCATGCCGATACCAACCTCGTCAGCCCAGCGCTCAAGCTCGTCCTTCTCGTCCTGCGTGTACTGCCCTGCTTCGGGTATTGCGGACATTGGTGCCTCCTCCATGGCCTACTCAGGCGCTAAGTTTCTTGTCGTTAACCTGGGAAATCGTGTCCTGCTCTCGCCTGGCTTTCAGAGCCGCACGTATGAGGTCGCGAACTAGCGCGCCAGGCTGAATTTTCAGCTCGCGGGCCAGTTCGCCCAGTGCTGGAAAGCCGTCCAGCTCGTCCGATTCGCTGTCATCGATCAACGGGAAGTACCCGTAATCCTCCTTGAACCGCAGAGCCGCCAACGTGAGGTCGCGAACCAAGGCGCCCGGCTGAATCTCACGCGCTAACGCTTCCACCTGGAGAGCGGCGTAAGCGGC